ATTCATGTTAAAACCAAGATAGTGAGTGTTGTATGCCAAAATGTCCAAAAGGACACTCATACCAGAACCTTCAAAATCATAATCCGTAAATTCTGTTTGTGCTTCTAAAAAAAGCTTTAAATTTGATTTAACATCATCAAAATCAAAATCTGAAACAATTAGTCTTTTATCATCTATTGCCATTATCGTAATCTCTCTAGAAATACATCTACTGTAATAAGTTCTGTAGGAAAATTCTTGATGAAAAATTCAATTGTCATTTCATACTCATTACGATCTAAATTTGGTCTTGCTGATACTCCCATCAACCTAACTCTTGGTTCAAAATTTTCAATTACATCTTCTACTTTCTTAGTTAAAACTATAGATGTTAATGGAGTCATATTTTCAAAAAGCATACCTCTGATGCCGGAAGATATCTCTGGATGAAAGGGTTTTTCGTATACATTTGTTAATACCAAATTTCTAACCGCTCTTTTTATATTAGTGATATCTGTTACAACATTAATATCTTTACTGACTGGCTTTCTACCAAAGAAAAGGTCAAGGTCACGATACTGACGCACATTGCGTGAGATATTATTTTGTGCTTGTGCGTCTGTATATGCTGACATGAGTAACTCCTTGATTTATTTATAAGGGTAAATTTTAATCTAGAATCTTAAATTCTTTCACTGGTCGATATTCATGATTATCACTATGACCAATCTGGACCTCTGCTATCACCGCATCAATTTCCCTGTGCCAGTAATTTAAAAATTGATGCACTCTTGGATACTCTGGAACTATGTCTTTTGTCTGCCAAGTAAATTGTTGTAGAACACTATTATAATCTGGCAACCAATATAATACATTTAATGTAACTAATTTTTTTATTATCATGGCGCAGTCAAACCCAAACCAGCTAGTTGACTTTCACGAACGACTCTTCCATCACTAAGTTCAAATTGTTTAACAAACCCTAAGTCTCTTTGTCTTACAATTCTAAGTCCTGTTGTCGTTGGTGGTGACACCGGCACTGAAAATGCTTTCTTGGCTTTGATATAGATATCCTCCATTTCTTCACCTGTTTTTACATAATCCTCAATCAGTTCATCAGCTGCTTCCTTGATCTTGTCGCCAGTTACACCTTCTTCTGGAATAGGTTGGCTTGGGTCTGCTTTAGAAGCAAGCAAACCAGAAATTAAACTTTCTATTTCCTTTCGTCTATTACTCAAATGTTTAAGTCTATCCACATAAAAATTAACAATAACTTTAATATTTCCAGTTTTAGAACCACCAATAGCATGATTGTTTAAAACATTTGCATTCCATGTGATTGTTTTTGATGGGTTATTTACCATTTTTCTGTCAGCAGAAATAAGATTGTGTGGGTCAGTTTTTTCAGTTTTAGAAAGTAAGCCGGGATGTAAAACTTTATCCAATATTCTATTTAATTCATTTTTAGCTGATGTGATACTATCTTGAGTGACTTTTAATTTTGCTTGAACCTCTCCTACTGTAAGAGGACTAGTTCCAGCTGTGTTGCCAACTGGTGCTGCTGGTGTTGGTGCTGCTGGTGTTGGTGTTGCTGGTGCAAGTGGTAAATTAGAAGTTGAAGCAACAGCAACTTTGATTTTTGCAATCTGTGGTCTAGTTGGAATTCCTGCTTCGTCAGCTGCAAATTTTGCAAGAGTATCAGCCTTATTAAAAACTGTTTTAACTGCATTAGAAATATTACCTCTTTCGGCTGATATGTCAATAGTAATTTCTTTTGCTGTTTCCTTTATTTTTTCAGAGGCGACAGTTAATGATGATATTAATGATGCGTTTGATTTTAATATTTCAGCAGCAGGCGTTAAGAGTGAAGACGCTGCTTCTCCCAAAATATCATCATCTTCATCCAAACGCTTTGGGTCTGTATTTGGCATACCAGAATCTTCTGGTTTCAAGGTTGGTAAACCATTTGGTCCAATAACAAAATTTGGAAGACCACCGCCGCACAAATCAATACCACCAGAAAATGCTGCTGTTGCATCACTCACAAGACTATCCAAAGCAAAACCAGCTTCAGCAAGAGCATCTCCAAATTGGAGTTTAAGATTTGCTAAAGCAGATAAACTTGCAAGACTACCGGCCGGTAATGCTATTAGATTTTGTATCTCGGATATAAAACTAATATCTGGAATTTCTGGTAGTTCTGGAATCAAATCTTTTAGGTCATTTTCTAAAACAGCCAATGATGCTGTCAGTTCACTTTTTAAAGCATCAATCTCACCTTCTAATGAACCTTGAAGGGAATCCTTGATACTAGAAAACTGACTCGCAAGTTTATTGAATTGTTCACTTGCTCCACATAGATTTGGTGTAGTAAAATCAACCATTCAATTCTCCTATGGCAATGTTGGAGTTATTTCATCAACAACTGTTGTGGCAGATGTTCTTGACGATGATGGAGCATGATCAACCTTACCACTAATTTTAGTTATGAATGTATCATCCTCTATGCGTTCTTTAAATGCATCTGAATATTGGAAAGTTGCAATCCCAGTGTGTTTAACATCAAGTGTGGAATCATATGTTACATTAGCAGCACCAACTGATTGAAGTTTATATGCACCACCAGATTTGATTTTCATTTCTGCTGATGATCGAATATTTACATTACTTCCTGCACCAATCGCAACAATACCTGTTGTCGTTTTCAATGACATATTGTTCTTGGCATTTACTAATATATCAGCCAGAGATATTTGTGTAAGATTCTTTGTGACATTCAAATCAAAATTGCCACCAACTATTCTGGTTTCGTTGCCACCGATTGTAACATCAAAATCTCTTGCTCCATCCTCTGCACTACCAACTCTGCCTTTGACACCCTGTCTCACATCCCACGCATGGCTTCCTAGAATCTCTTCCTCACGATTTCCACCGCCTGCTTTCTCTCCTCTGACACCGACTCGTATTCTTTGGTTCTTGTGAATCTTAGTATACGAATCACCCTCAACCTCTAGAACATAATCACCTTTGATGAGTTCGTTCTTGTTGCCATTGACAGTTACATTGAGGTTACCCTCTATCAGTATGTTACTATCTGATACAATAATCTCGTAGTTTTTACCGACAACCTTTACAACCTTATCTCCCGTAGGATGTATCTCTGTGAATGTTCCAGATATATGTTGCTCTAATAATCTCTCACCTCCCGGCGTATCATCCACTTCATGCAAATGGCCACACTCACTTTCATGAACATGATTGAATGGATAGAATGTTGGAGCATCTGATTTTGCTGATGGTTCATTCCATGTTTTTCTTATATCCTCTGTAACACCGGGCTGTACACCCATTGCAAAAAATGGTTTTGTTGATAGAGGAACTTCAGTTTGTTGCATCCCTCTTCTTTTGATTAAAGCAGGATGTGTTTCACCAATAGAACCACGAACCAATCTATTTGTATCTGGTTCATTTATTGTTTTTGGATATACATCTGTGGGATCATAAAATCCCTTTGTTGGGTCTGCGTCCTCTACAGGCATGCCGGGAATTGAACCAAGAATCATTGGTTGCTGCATCTCCCTAGAATCCATGAAAAAACCAATAACATGAGTTCCCTCAACTAGAAAAGGTGGTGTGTTTCCCATTCCGGCCATAGAGGGAGAGTCCGTTGGAGCGATAACTTGTGCCCACGGTAAATCTTCTGTTGGAAGTTCATCTAAATTGTCTGTGTGTAAACCAATACACCTGACACGAACTCTTCCGGCTTTTTCGGGGTCATGTCTATCTTCGACAACTCCGGCAAACCAGAAGAATCCGTCCATGCCCATAAAATCTTGTGTCATTATTAATCCTCACATATATGTGTAATTATTTATAAGGATTAGTGTAGGTCAGGGTCTCGTCCCAATCCAACTATGGATGGGACGTTGTATTCCTCTATCTTTGCTCGTCTACCCTGTTCATTTAACATCTCCATCACTGTGATGGCATCACTATAACTCAAACCTTCCTCTAAAATTTGTTCTTCAATTATTCGATATTTAACCATGGTTTTGTATTTAGGTAATAATTTCACTAAGGGTAATGAAATCAGTCTTGCCTCGTGTAGATTCTACCTCAAGATATATCGAATCTATGTCCTTTTCTTTGAGTTTTCGGTATTTTTTACTCTTTTTGGACCAATAAACGACGTTTTTATCCAAAAATTTAACATTTTCATGCTTGTCAGAGAAGATTCCAACAACCTTAGATGCAAACATCTCATCACAATAATCTTTAAAATTAACCATTTCACCAATCATAATCACAATTTCCTTCTATATTATCCTAAAATTCATACTAATGACGATTCTGAACCTATTACTATAGTTTTTTGTCACAAAATGCTCCATAGTGCTGTCAAATAGCAAAAAACCAGCATTTTTCGACTTAATTACCTTGTTGGCAACAATATATGCGTTTGGCTTGTACCGAAAGACAAAATCTCCACTATTTTCCGGTACTTGGACCCAAAAAGCTGCACTTACATGCGGCCCTCTTGAGTAATTGTCATGACTTTCATGACTGTGAAGGTTTGTACTCTCTCCTTTGCTATGAACCACAGCCCAAAACGCTTCATTTGGGTCTTTTTCCCAATATAATTCAATGCTCTTATCAGTCATACCATATTGTTCATAGACATGTTTCTTCCATTCTGACTGCAATGACTCTGTTAGTTTCTTGATATCGTCATTGTAGTCAATACGAATGTCTTCATTACGAATGCTGGACTCATCCTTGTCCATGTTGTTACCGGCGAGATAGCTCCGCAGAACCATCTCACCAATAGATTTCCTGTTCACATCCGGCAACTCACCAGCAATGTAGTCAACAGAATAAAGTGTTTCAGTTTTAGTCACACTTGAACTCTGTTGACTACGACGATATTCATAAGGCAATCTGCCTTCTGGGACTTCGGGAAACGCCTGTTGATCAGCCATACTTGAACTCCGTTTCTGCTGCAAGGTCCAGCTGATGCATGATGTCTTCAGTGAAATACTTTTCGGGGTCATTCAGAATTGTCTTACCAAACTGCTTACTTCCATCCGGCAACTCAAACCTTGTACTGACCTTCTTGAAGATTTCATACTTCTCTGCTAATTCCAACAGGCCATAGTACTTGTCAAGACCCTTATCATAAGTCAGCTTAACATCAACCATCTTATTCTCTTTGGTCAGCCTACTCTTATGATTCTTACAGTGAATGATATTACCGATTACCTCAGTACCGTCTTTCTCTTTTCTCTTACTCAAATAGATGATACTACTCGCAGCATACTTCAATCCAGAACCGCCGCCCATCTCTTTCTGTGGAAACATACTTCCAACCACATCATAGGTATGATTCGTAACCACCATCGGCACCTTTGCCCGCCCAAGCTTCAATGTTAGTACTCGAAACGCCGCTTTGAGAACCTGTGCCCGTGTCATGTCTCTGGTCTCTTTACCTTCAGCGGTATCCTCAACTTCCTTGGTGGTAGATAACATACCAAGTGAGTCGAGACAAATAAACATGGGCTGTCGCTCCTCTCTCTCCAAATACTTGTCAAGCACCTTGAGAGATTGGGTGCGAAACTCCTGCACAGTTGTCACGGGCATCATGACCATTCTCTTCGGATCAATACCCCGATCAACCACCATCTGCTTTGTGATCGCACTTTCACTCTCAAAATATATGACACCGGCATTTGGATTGCTGTCGAGAAAATTCTTTATAATACCCATAAGAAAGAACGTCTTACCTGTTGCAGACTCACCCGCTAATGCTGTAATCTTATTGGCAGGTAATCCCCCGTTCACACTACCAGATAGCAATGCATTGAGAATATAACTCCCAGTGTCAATAAAGGAGTCAACATCTCCTGTCTCTACACCATCATCGACAATGCCTCCGTATTCATTTAACTTCGCAATGTCTCGTAAAAAATCACTCATATAAAAATCCTTTCATATTATATCTATAACTTTCATTTTAGAAGAAAGCTGAGTATATGGCTGACATAGATATATCACTATGCACAGGAACCCCACGAATCACCATGTATATTCCAAAGAGAGTAAACCATAGCACATAGAGAGCCACAAGAAATATTCCGATCTTAATCAAATCTCCAATAAAAGAAATCATCTCAGTCGCACCTCTTCATTCGTTTTAGAAATCTTGCTTTGTGCCTACTGAACTTCCATGCCATCAGCTTCTGTGCGTTAACAGGGGAAACTCTCCACATCACTTTCATGAACTTGGACCACATATTCTTTCTCCGTTGTTATTCTACTATTATAGTACATGAAAAAAGGTTTGTCAAGTAAAAAATACACAGGAAAAAAATTATCTTTGAGGGTAATAGAGTTTGCTCAGAAAAGAAGGGGGTAGTATAGAGAGAAGGGAACCTAGTGCAGTTATAGCTTGACATTGGCTTTTTATTTTTAATGCCCCCCTCAATTTTAAAAAGTCAAATGCAAAATGCAAATAGCAGAAGGGAGGGGAATCGAACCCCTCTTACGATGCCTGACACATCACTGTTCTTAGTCAGATAGGAACATTCACATTCCAACGCCTTCTAGAATAAAAGAGAGAGTATCAGTCCACTGTGCTATTCAGCAATATACGAAAGACCATTCGGGATACTCTCCAAGTTGCCTAATACATCTACAACATAACACATGTCCCGTCAACAATTTCCTTTTCAAATATACTCATGGCATCCTCATAGGGGCCTTCAATATACCAGTACTTTCTATCATTCTTCGTCACAACAAAGTTAGCATACTCAGGCGGTTCAGTGACGGGCTTTCCACCACGCTTCTCGATGGCATACTCATAGCTA